AATCCGAAATATCCTCGGCTGGCGTTAAGTCATGTGCTTTAGGCTTGCTGGTTGTTCCTTCGCTCTTGCTGCCGCAGAAGTCAAAGCGATCAACTATTACATCGGTGGTATAAACCTTCTTTCCGTCCTTATCATCATATGAGCCGGTTTTAATGTGCCCTTCAAGTGCCATTTGTGAGCCTTTAACTAAGTAATTTGCAATGGTTTCAGCCGTTTTGTTAAATGCTATGCAATGGATAAAGTCTGTGTCACCTTTTTTAAACCCATCTACGGCCAAAGTAAATTTTGTTATGGCGGTGCCTGCGCCTGCTGCGAATTTCAATTCTGGATCCCCACATAATCTTCCGAGTAAAATTGTTTTGTTCATTAATAATTACCTTCTTTCATTTTTTATTTGTTATCAATAAATTTTTGTAGCTGTTCCAATCCTTTTTCTGCTTTTATGATGCTTTCAGTTGTTGGTTTTAATCCCTTAATTATTTTTTCAAGTTGTTTGAAAGCAATCTTTTGCCCATCAGAAAGGATATTTACCTGTTCCAACTTGCTCAACCCCTTTATATTTTTCTGTAATAAGTTGATATTGTGTATTGTAAACTAAATCCATCCTGCCTACTTGTCCATCCCTGTTCTTGGCAACCATTACTTCTAAAATATCAGGCTTATTGCTTACACGCTGTTCCCTTTCCGCATAGTAATCGTCCCTGTACAACATTAAAACCTCATCGGCATCCTGTTCTATGTTCCCCGAATCCCTTAAATCTGATAGCATCGGGAATTTATCCGGTCTTGCCTCGCAACCTCGTGATAACTGGCTCAATACAACTACGCAAACATCAAGGTCTTTAGCAAGGTTCTTCAATCCATCGGTTATCTGCCCTATCTGGTCATTCCGGCTTGATCTTAAATTGTCAGGCTTTATTTTACCCAAATGATCTATGCAAACTATATCAAGCCCTTGTTTTATTTTAAGTTTCTTGCTTTCTGCCCTTATCTCACCCACCGTCATACTACTCCTACAGTTTATGTACAGGTTGTTCTTGTCCGACATTTCACTACATTTGAGCATCAGTTTATTAAAATCTGTTTCTAATATTTGTCCCCTGCCTAGTTTCTGGCTTTCAATTACTGCTTTTGCAGATAGCATCCTAATACCTAGCTTTTCCGCTTGCATTTCCATTTCAAACATAACTGAATTATATTGCTTTGGTATTCTTATAAGCATATTCAATATCAAGGCTGTTTTACCCATGCTTGGCCTTGCTGCTATCACCATAAGATCGCCCTTAATGAATCCATTAGTCGCTTTATCTATTGGCTGGTAGCCTGTAGTAATGCCTGTTATCTTACCGCCGTTTTTAAAATTCAGTTCTATATCGTCTAGTGTTTTCACCATAAGCTCCTGCATTGATAGCGTAGATGCCTCATCGGAACTCCTTGCACCCATTAAATTATCTTCCAAGCCGCTTATTATTTCCTGCGTTGACTGATCGCCCCTGGCTGAATCCAACGCTTTCCTGCAAGCATCTATGACAATACGCTTATTACCCAGTTCCTTTATCACGCTGATATAGCTTTTGTGGTTGGAAGTAGTAAAGTCTGCATCTATTATTTTCAGCAATGTTGATGTTCCACCTATGCTTATTAATATGTCTTTTCCGATACTATTGCTGAATGTCAAAATATCAATAGGCACGTTCTTTTTATATAGTTCAACCATTTTCCCGTATATCAAACTATGCGAAACGTTATAAAAGTCTGTAGTGCTTAACGTCCCTATGGTTTCGGCTATAATGTCGTTATTAGCAAACATGTTGCTTAATAGTTGCCTTTCAACCTCGATGTCATTAGGTAATATCTTATTCATCGAACCTCACACCTCCCCACGCTTTTGGCTCCGCTTTGGGTTCTTCAAGACAGTTTTCATCAAGGAAGTCCACATAACCGCTGTTGAAGAAGGTGCTGCCATTCTGATATTTTAATTCCTTAAATTCTATCCTTTGTTTTGCTACAAATACATTGTATCGTTCTATGGTTCTTATCATCTGTTCATAGCTATATTGTTTTATTAACTTTGGCAATTTCTTTATTACTTTGCCCTTGCCTGCTTTTAAGGGGTACATTTTCCATAAGAATTCAGACTGTTCATCTTCGGATGAACTATATATATCTTTATCTTTATCTAATTCTAGTTCTAGTTCTGTCTCGTAACCGTCCGTAACTGTTACATTACTTGTTACGTTACATTCTGATAACTTTAACTTTTCCCTATATCTTTTCATCCTTTTCTTGCTTTGTTCCCGTATTTTTTCCAACCCATCAATGTTTTGGTGCTTTTCCCAATTAGATATATATATGCCGTTTTCAGTTTGTTCGGTCATTCCTAGCCTTCTAAATGTTTCTAGTGCCAAGTTTAACGTGCTTATCGGCTTTCTAAATTTATGGGCTAACATTTCTGGCTCATAAGGTATGTTTTCTGTCAAATAGATATACCCACCTGCGTTGCACTTGCCTGCAAGGGTTAGTAGCCGTACCCAGACTACTGTAATTGCATCAGCTTCGGGCAAACTTTGGATAAAGTCTATCTTTTCATCATCAAACATATCTGTTGTAATTTTGATCCACTTTACATCTGCCATTTATTCACCTTCTTTTAATTTTGTTCCAGCCGTGTAAATTCCTTAATGTTATATATTCTTATTTTGTTTTTAGTATCAAAATATCTAGTGGTTTCTAATACATCCAAAAACTGATGATATACAATATTTTCAGGTTTCGATATTACCAAGAAAAGACACCTTATCCCTGTATCTTTAAAAAATTTCATTCTTGCGTTTACTTGTCTTATGTCTAGCCCTTGTCCATAGAATGGCTGTGGTTTAAATAGTTCTTTATGCTTAACTTCAATAACATAATAAATTCCGTTTTTAATTATCATCCAATCTATCTGAAATAAATTGTCAACTTTGAATCTATCTTTCAAAATAAGCCTTGCCAACATTTCACCCTCTATGCCCTGTGCAGTTATGCTCATATCATATCGCCCCATACATCCCAACCATCTGTGTCATTCCTTGAAAACAATTCTATTCTAGGAAGTTCACCAACAAGCTTTGTTATTAATGTTCTGGTGATTTCAGGTTTTTTACTATGTTCCTCAATCGGTGTTTCTATCACTTGCGATATTGTCGCATCAAGCCTTAGAATACTGCCTTTTGTTGCTATTAAGCATAGTTCACTATTTGCCCTTGTCCAACTTCCACATCCAAAGAAATTAGTACCTGATATTTTGTTTTTCTTTATCCAGTTGAAACCACAAGTAGAATAATTAAACCCCCACGATTCAATAACTTTAAAAGATTCTTGTAATATAGGGAACGTTACCCATATAAACAATATGCAATTATCATCTGCTATATCTTTTATTGGTAGTTTGCATATATCCTCAATTGTCATGGTGTTGTAATGTAGCGATTGGTTTTTGTTGCCACCTTCAAAATATCCCCAAGCTGGATCGGCGTAAATAATGTTATATTTTTTATCAGTATTGTATATATCTATCGACTTTGATTCAACAGTCTTAGGCACTATCTTTTCTTCTATTTTTTCAATTTTTTCAATTCTTCTAACCTGTTGGTATGCCTGGTTAATAGATATTTCGCCATTTCTTAATTGTGCCTTTACTTTTTCGGGAGCCTTTTCCTCTATCTTTTCAACTCTTGCTATTGTGTTATCTGATACACCAGCGGTTTTTGCTATTTCTACTCTTGTGTCTATTGGTTTTTGGATGTTTGGAGAATTCTCCAAAGGTGCATATTGGTTTCCGCCATATATTTTTAAATTTTCTTTAGCTTTAGCCGCAACGATGGGCTTTAATTTTAATGCTAGTCTAGCCCTTTCATACAGCGGTAAGTTTCGCCTTGAGAATTGGTTGTTTATCATCCATTCCTGCACGTCTAAAATGTTATCAAAGTGCATGTCTATAGTGTCAAACGGTACATCGTTATTTTGACATATTTCATATCTGTTATGTCCATCAATTAAAGTATCTTCCCAAAGTATCAAGGCATCCCTGCAACCATCTTTGATAATGCTTTCCTGTAGTAAGCTATATTCTTCTGGCTGCAATGGTGGTATT